AGCAAATAAACACATGGTACCAGTAACCGATCTTGAGAAGCGCCTTTCGCTTCTCGCACATTAAAGGAGGATTTTTATTATGACTCAGATTATGGAACTCATGGACAAGAGAGCGAAGGCATGGGAGGCCGCTAAGGCGTTTCTTAATAGCCACTCTCAGAACGGCGGCATGGTTTCTGCGGAGGATGCTGCAACCTACGACAAGATGGAAAAGGAAGTCACCGACCTCACCAAGGATATCGAGCGCCTGCAGCGTCAGGAGCAGATCGACAAGATGATGAGCGCACCGACTTCTACTCCGCTCACCGGAAAGCCCGGTGTAAAGGATGAACCGGAAGATAAGCCCGGCAGAGCTTCTGCAGCCTATAAAAAGGCCTTCTGGGACAACATCCGTCATCCCGGCAATCCCGCAATCCGCGATGTACTTGAGGAAGGAACCGATGCAAACGGCGGATACCTTGTTCCGATTGAATTCGAGCACACCCTTGTTCAAGCGCTCAACGAAAACAATATCATGCGTACTATCGGCTGCAAGGTCATTACCACACAGAACGAGCGCAAGATCCCTGTGGCAAATGGTCACACGCAGGCGGCGTGGACTGCCGAGAACGGTGCCTACACCGAGAGCAATCCGACCTTCGCGCAGACCAGCATTGACGCTTTTAAGCTGACTGACCTCATCAAGGTGTCCGACGAGCTGCTTTCCGACAGCTTCTTTGATATCGAAGGCTACATCTCTGAGGAATTCGGTCGCGCCTTCGGTGAAGCTGAAGAAGATGCCTTCATCAACGGTGCTGTGCAGACCGGCCAGACGGCTATCGACAGACCTACTGGCCTGTTCATTCCTTCTGCCGCTGGTGGTGCTCCTTCCGGCGTAACCGCAGCTTCCGCTACGGCAATTACCGCCGATGAGCTGATCAGCCTTGTGTACTCTCTCAAGGCTCCCTATCGCAGCAAGGCGAAGTTCCTCATGAACGATGCCACTGTCGCAGCTATCAGAAAGCTCAAGGATCTGAACGGCGTCTATGTATGGCAGCCTGCACTTACTGCCGGAGAGCCTGACAGACTGCTTGGCTATCCGCTCTACACCTCTCCGAAGGTACCTACAATGGCCGCAGGCGCAAGAGCCATCGCATTCGGCGACTTCTCATGCTACTGGATCGCTGATAGAGCCGGTCGCACGATCAAGCGCCTCAACGAGCTTTACGCTACCAACGGTCAGGTCGGCTTTACCTGCACGGAACGTGTTGACGGCAAGCTGATCCTTTCCGAAGGCATCAAGATTCTTGACATGAAGGCAACTTCCGGTTCTTAAGGCAAGGAGGTGAACGACCGTGGTTTTGATTTCAACTGAAGATGCGAAGGCCTATCTGCGCGTAGATTCGTCGGATGAGGATGCCACGGTCGGTATCCTCTTGGCCTCCGCAATTCGCTTATGTATTGATATTGCAAGACTTACGGATGATCAGTGGGAAGTGATCGACTCCGATGCTGCTTCTTCTGATGAATATACCGAAGCGGAGCTGTCTGCAATCCGGGAAACCATGAAGGTCGCTATCCTCTATACCTGTGCCTATCTCTTTGAGCACAGGGAGGAAGCCGACCACCATGCTCTTACCATGACACTACGCTCACTTCTTTTTGCAATACGGGAAGGAGCGTTTTCATGAATATAGCAGCTATGAGGGTGCGCGTCATTTTCCAGAAAAATACGGTCATCGTCGACAAATACGGAAACCACAAAACCGGCTGGGCGGATTATTTCTCCTGCTGGGCGACTGTCGGCACGAGCTCCGGTTCCGAATCTTCCGGTGTAGTCATCAATCCGGAGGAATCGCTGGACTTCACCTGCCGCTACTGCTCTGAGCTTGCGGATGTGGAATCGACAAAATACCGGATCATCGCAGAAGGCCGCACCTACAACATCACCTATGTGAATCCGATGGGCTATAAGCATAACAGCCTGAAATTCAACTGCAAGCTGGAGAAGAACGCATGAGTAGAAATGTATCAATAAACGAGATGGGCGACGCCATTATGGAGGAGCTCGAAAAATATTCAAAGCTCGCCACAGATGACATGAAGGCCGCTGTAAAAGAAACTGCTGCTTCCGTCCGTAAGGATATTCAGGCTGGCGCTCCGGTCGATACAGGCAAATACAAGAAAAGCTGGTCAGTCAAAAATATGCATGAGGATTCACAGAGCATTGACCTCGTAGTGCATTCGAGGAACCGCTATCAGCTGGCACACCTTCTGGAGCACGGGCATGTGAAACGCGGCGGCGGACGTGTTCCGGCACAGCCTCATATCGCCTCAGCCGAGGAGCGCGGAAACGAAAAGCTCGTCAATACCATCAAGCAGAAGCTGGGAGGTGGATCATGACATACGACGATGTAATCACCATGTTAGAGGAAGCCGGTCTGCCGCTTGCCTACGACCACTTTGCCGAAGGCGAGTCACCAGACCCACCCTTCCTCGTTTTTCTATATCCGGGCTCTGACAATATGTTCGCGGATGACACGGTGTTCAAGAAAATTGATGAGCTGAACATCGAATTATACACGGACGTAAAAGACCCGGAAACAGAAACCCAGATCGAGGACATCTTAATCGCCCACGACCTGCCTTATGAGAAATCTGAGGTATGGATCGAGTCGGAGAAGCTGTACGAGGTCTTATATCAAACACAGATTATAGGAGGTTAAAAACTATGCCTAACACGAGTAACAAGGTCAAGTTCGGCCTGAAAAACTGCCACTACGCCATTGCTACGCTTGCCGCTGACGGCACTGTCACCTTTGGTACACCCATAGCAATGCCCGGTGCCGTATCCCTTTCGCTGGATGCTGAGGGAGATAATGATCCATTCTATGCGGACGACTCCGTATATTACATGGTTTCAAACAACAACGGCTATTCCGGCGACTTTGAACTGGCGCTGATCCCGGAGAGCTTTCTTACGGATGTCATGCACGAGACTGAGGATGCAAACGGCGTCATTGTTGAGAACAAGGATGTAGAGCCGGAGCATTTTGCGCTGCTCTTTGAGTTTTCCGGCGACCAGAGAAAGATCCGTCACTGCATGTATTACTGCAGCGCGACCCGTCCTTCCGTCACCGGCAGCACCAAGGAGGACTCTACCGAGGTGCAGACTGAGACGCTCTCCATCACAGCTTCTCCGCTCCCTTCCGGCATTGTGAAGGTCAAAACTGGTACGAACACTACAAGTGCTGTTTACGACGCTTGGTACAGCTCTGTATATGAGCCGAGTGCTTCAGTAAGTAGCGGTGAATAAGGAGGCGCGATATGGCAGTAACAAAAACAATCGAAGTTGACGGCAAAGAGGTGCAGTTCCGCGCCTCAGCCGCCATTCCTCGCCTTTACAGAAATAAGTTCCACAGGGATATTTACAAGGATTTAAACGAGCTGCAGAAAGGCATCGATGAAAACGACGCAGAAAGCTCCAATCTGGACACTTTCAGTCTTGAGCTTTTTGAGAACATCGCATGGCTGATGGCAAAGCATCAGAATCCTGATGTCCCGGATACTCCGGAGGACTGGCTCGACCAGTTCAACACCTTCTCCATTTATGAAATCCTGCCTCAGATCATCGAGCTGTGGGGACTCAATGTGGAACAGCAGGTGGAATCTAAAAAAAACATCATCCGACAGAGCGGGAAATGACAACCCCGCTCTTTTTACTCCGGTGTGTGCAGATCGGGCTTTCCATCTCGGAGCTCGACCTGCTCACTATCGGGACTGTCAATGACATGTATGCAGAAATGAGCAACGACGATTACAACTATCCTGCGCTCGCGACACAGGAGCAGATGGATCGATTTTAACAGGAAGGAGGTCATCGCATGGCTGACAGAATAAAAGGCATAACCGTGGAAATCGGCGGCGATACGACCGGCCTTTCCAAAGCCCTCTCCGGCGTAAACAAAGAAATCAAATCAACGCAGTCGCAGCTGAAGGACGTCAACAAGCTCTTGAAGCTCGACCCGACAAATACCACGCTGCTCGAACAGAAACAGAAGCTCTTACAACAGGCAGTCTCCGAAACGAAGGAAAAGCTCACACAGCTGAAGTCCGTGCAAGACCAGATGGATGCTGGACTTAAAAACGGTACCGTCACCCAGCAGCAATATGATGCATGGCAGCGTGAGATCATAGAGACCGAAAACGAGCTCAAAAACCTCGAACAGCAGTGTCGGGAAACAGATACTTCTATCACGGCAACACTCCGGGCGACCGGCTCTAAACTGCAGGAGGTCGGCGGGAAAATATCTGATGTCGGCACGAGCCTATCGACGCATGTAACGGCTCCCATTGTCGCCATCGGCGCTGCCTCCATTGCCGCCTTTAACGAGGTGGATGCTGGCCTCGACATCGTTGCACAGAAAACCGGCGCTACAGGTGATGAGCTGGAGGATATGTGCCAGATCGTAAAAGACCTCGCCACGGAGATGCCGACGGACTTCGAAACTGCCGGTGCTGCTGTCGGCGAGGTCAACACCCGTTTCGGCCTGACCGGGCAGGCGCTGGATGACCTCTCGGCAAAATTCATCAAGTTTGCCCAGCTCAATGATACCGATGTTTCGACATCTATCGACAATGTATCCTCCGTCATGAACGCCTTCGGCATGGACGCTTCCGAGGCAGATAATCTTCTGGATGCTTTAAATGCCACCGGTCAGGCCACCGGCATTGATATGGATACACTGGCAAACGCCCTCTCCTCTAATGCCGCGCAGCTGAAGGAAATGGGACTCACCGCCCAACAGGCCGCTGGCTTTATGGGCATGGTGGAAATGTCAGGTCTTGATACCTCTGCCGCCATGATGGGCTTAAAGACCGCCATGAAAAATGCAACGGCAGACGGTAAAACACTGGATCAGGTGCTTGCCGAATTTTCTGCTACCATGCAGGGAAGCGGCAGCGATGCAGAAAAACTGCAGGCGGCCTATGACCTTTTCGGAAGTAAGGCCGGTGCCTCCATTTATAATGCCGTGCAGACCGGAAAGCTCAACCTGTCGGATTTCTCCGGCTTCCTCGGAGATTTTGAAGGCAGTGTCGAGAACACCTTCAATGAGACACTCGACCCGATTGACCAGTTCCAGATGACCATGAACTCTCTGAAGGAAACCGGTGCAGAGGTCGGCAACTCCCTGATGTCAGTTCTCGCTCCTGTCCTTAAAGAGCTCTCTGACAAGCTAAAATCCCTCGCCGAATGGTGGAACAACCTCGGAGAGCCTATGCAGCAGATGATCGTGAAAATTGCGCTCGTGGCTGCTGCAATCGGGCCGGTACTTGTAATCGTCGGTAAGGTAATCTCCGCTGTTGGTACCATTATGACGATTATTCCTACTGTTACCACTGCTATGGCCGGAGTAAAGACGGCGATGGCTGGTCTGAATGCTGTCATGGCGGCAAATCCGATAGGCCTGATCATTACGGCCATCGGCCTACTGGTAGCTGCATTTATCTACCTGTGGAACAACTGTGAGGGCTTCAGAGAATTCTGGATCAACCTCTGGGAAAAGGTCAAGGAGATCGCCATTACTGTATGGACGGCGATCAAGGACTTCTTCGTCAGTGTCTGGGAGGCAATAAAGAACACCTTCACCACTGTGGTAAATGCAATCAGCAGTTTTCTTACCACAGCTTGGAATACGATAAAAAGCACGGTCGAAGCCGTGATGAATGCCATAAAGACGGTTATCTCTACGATCTGGAATGGCATCAAGAGCTTCTTTGAAACCATTTTCAATGCAATCAAAACTGTAGTGACCACCTATTTCAATATCTACAAGACGATCATCGAAACCGTCCTGAACGTGATAAAGACCGTGGTTACTACTGTTTGGAACGCGATAAAAA